GTGCTGAGAGACGCAATCGGAGAACGAATCGTATTCAGCAAACGGCTTCCGGATGGGAACAGCATCAGCACGGCGTATTTTATCAACACCTTCGACTCCCCTCTTCTCCATTTCACTAACGACATTTGAGTGAACGCTTTTCCACGAAGAGTCGTCTCGAATGCTCTTAGCGACATAGAATAGCGTCAGAGGCGACTTGAACATCTCAATGATGTTTGGCGTAATCAGCCTCCTATCTTCCGTCTGTAACGCTTTGAACACCCACTCATCGACTTCTGACACCTGACTCTTCGTAATATCTTCTTTCCGTGGAAAGTCCGGGTCAAACCGACTCTTCGACATGACTTTTCCGACTTCACCGAGGTCTACTTCGGTAATAGAGCCATCAAATGGAGCGTCATAGAAATGCGTTGAGTCGTCAGTCGGTGGTTCAGACTGTGCTTGACTTTCGGGGTATAGTTGAACCTCCGGTGGAGCTTGTTGCGGGTCCTTTAGCCAAACACGATAATACTCGTTGATTTCCAAGTGACCAATATCTACGGGGTCAACACTGTCGGGACGGTCTGTGACAGCATCCGAAACCTGTTTCGTACCGACGTCTTCATCTCCCGTTGAGCCTTCGTCATTATCAGGATTCGGCGTCTGACCTTCAGTTTCGTTGTATTCGGCATCGACCTCTTCACTGTGGACGTCTTCTTCCGTTTGTGAGGTGGTCATCTCATCGACATCCCACCCGTACTCATTCTCGTCTTCTTCGTCTTTGTGTAGCTCATCGGCAAGAGCTTTGACGGCGTCTTTTGCTATGTCTTTCATTGGTGGATTTGGTATAGTTTCATCGCAACCTGTTCAGCATTCGGGTGGCGGACCCACCGACCGTAGTGGTCTTCTCGTAGGTCGCGGAACTCTTTATCAGAGTTTTTAGCATAGTCCCTAATAGTGTCTACGGATAGCCCCAACATAGCATAGTTGTCGTGATACAACTCATTGGCGTGTGCTTTGAGTTGTTCTCTACTGTCTATTTCGGGAGTGGCATCATCCTCTAATTGTTCTTGAATATGACCGAAGAGGTTGATGACTGGTTCGGCTCCACCGCCATACGTTGCATTACTCGCTCCTTGAGAGTCAGTAGTAAGGGTATTATTAGCTTTTGTGGGATTGTCTACATCGGGTGGCTGTTGCGTGCGGGGTTCACCGCCCACCTCGTTCGGCTCATACGGTCGACCCCCCGCTGTAGAAGTCTGACCGGCGACGTTGTCATCTTGACTATCTGAACCAAAGAGTCCACCCATACCGCCCGCTTCTTCTTCTCCTTCTTCACCTTGACAACCCATTCCCGGCATACCCTGTTCAGGCTCTTCGGGTTCGAATAGCCCGGACTTAATATCAAGGCTGTCATCTTGAGTCCACTCAGCCTCAACACCGAGTTGTGTTGCGAGTTGGGCGTTTCGGAGTTCGGTTCCTATCCGCTGTGCTTCAGCCGACTCATCTTCTTCTTCAATCCGGCGAATATGCTTCTCCCATCCCTTAGATTGAAGCTGTGTAAGGAGAGCCGGTATGAAGATGTCCTCAAAGACTTGTTTAAGTTTTTGAGCCGACCGATTAGAGACAACAATCTCCATACTCTGAGAGAGTCCCGATGGTGATGGGGAAGCGGATTGGAATATAGCCGTAACACCGTACTTCGCTGAAATACGGTCAAGGAACCACTCTCGCATTTGCATATTTTGCATTCCAGCCGGGTTTTCGAGTAACGGTTGCCATGTTAATGGGTCTCCTTGTCCTTCGGTGTCGTCCATAAACGTCGGGATGTGATTCGGGTCTTCCCGAAGCTGTTCCATTTGATTCTGATTCCATGTTCGGACAGATTCAGCATTAGAGGAACGAATGACCAATGCTCCCCGTGGAGTACGACGGTTCTCATAAGCGGATTTGTACCAACTATTCATTTGCTCAAGAGTCCGGGCTTGTTCGTACACACTGATTATCGGAGAGTACCCGTAGAACTTCGATGGATGATACTCAGACCCGTGAGCAAACTCACCCCTGATATAATACTCAATAGCCTCTCCCTGATTCTGTTTGAGGCGTTTGGCATACGCCATGTACGTCTTATTCCCACATCGGTCACAGGAACCCGGCTCTTTCTGTGCATCGTAGTTGTCATCTGTTGCCCGACATTCAACACAGACCCACCGCTCATGTCCAAGCTTTTGCTCCTCTTCGTTGAACGAGTAACGCATGACTTCAGGTGCGCCACGATGAATCTCGTCAAGTTCCCACTCTTTGATTACCCCGTCTGAATCTGTATAATAGGAACGCTGAAAAATCATCCATCCGTCGTCAAACGACTGAATATCAAGGGCAATCTCACGAAAGACTTCTTCAACGGTCTGTCCGATTGAGTTCTGATGTTCCCCGTCAAGGTATGCATCGTTGTCTCCCTGTTCGTTCGCATTTTGCCAAAATTGCTCAAGCTGGTCTCGCTCTTTTGGATTCGGAGTTTTGAACTCAGACATTTCCCCACAATCAGGACACGGACGCTTCTGTGAGAAGTCTATGTCATCTTCTTCAAGTTCCTCTCCTTCTTCACCGAGTTGGTCCTGAAACGGCTCAGATGTATCAAATTCTCTATTACAGACTTCACATTTTGCGAAATATGCATTCTCCCATTCAGTAAATCCACGTCGGAATGTCTGAGTAACTTTCTCTTCGACGGCGTTGTTGACGATTGCCTGATTTCGACGTAGCCGGTATATGTACTGATACGGAATCGCTCGCTCATATGGCGGCTCAGGGTCCTGTTGACCGACCCCAACTCCGGCTGAAGCATAGCCGAATTTCCGCATAACTGATACCACACGGTTCTCGAATCCCTTCGAGATTCGGTTCGTAACTTTTCTGATTGGGTCGGTGAGTGCCATATTAGAATCCTCTATTTACGAGTTCAGACCAACGTTCCATCTCTTCGGTAGTAATAATACTCCCGTCGTCTACCGTGGCGACGAGGTATCTCAGAGCGTCAAGACCGTGGTCATTCTCTTTTTTCGGTTTTTCTTTTTGGGTTGTGTCTTTCCATACATACTCCGGGAACTCATCGACAGTGCGAGTCGGCTTGTCATCCATCTTCAAAGCCGTGTCAGGCGGGTGAACGCGAGAGCCACGCATGATATATAGTCCCGGTCGACCACGGTCATCTGTCATCAGACGGTTCTTAACGGACTGTATGCCACGCTGAACGGATTTCTCGGCGTTTTGCGTCTGGACCCCCGCACGATGAAGTTGAGCGGAGTGTTCGGCGTCGTGGTCGCTCACAGTACGTTCTAACATCCACCCCTCATTGGTATAGTCTTTAATCCTTTCAGCGACGTCTGAAACGAGTTCTTGACTCTTGTAGAACTCACGAAATAGGATGAGTTCATCGTCCGGTGACTGTGCCCACCACTGAACGACCATAGGATTCCTATACCCATAGTCGATACTTCGGTAAATGCGATAATTGTTCGGTGGGTCAACCCAATAACCGACCCCATCCTCAAACTCTCGCTCTCTGTGTATATGCCACCCATTGCACACACTCTTTTCACACTCTTCGTCCGTACAGTTACCCGGAAGCTCTTCGGGGTTTAGACGATGTGTCTCAAGGTCAAATTCGTTGTATATAGTACCCTCAGCACCAACCCATTTTCCGAGGACATACCGCTCGTAGTACATACCCGAAAGCTCCCGTTCGAGACGGTTCTTATAGTCCTGAGGAACGTGTGGATTGTCTTTGACCGACATTGAGAAGTGGTCGCCACGCCCCTCGTCTATGAAAATTTGATGTAAGAAGTGTTGTGGACTTGCGGGATTTGTTGCTCCGAATATTTGCCGCATTGGGACTGGATAGTAATTCGACTTAATCATCTTTCCGTCGTATCGAAGACGTCCCTGAAGCTGATTCCATTCACCACGGGATACTTCGGTAGCTTCATCAACGAAAATCCAGCCCCACGACGTAGACCCAATCTTACGAGGGAGGTCATCGTCACTTGTAGAGGCTCCTGAATCTAATCCGTGATAATGAATTTCGGCTGTAACTGGTTCTCCATCCGGTCCAATAACATCCGTGATATGCTCTATCCTATGTTCACTCTTATTGTGATTGACAATCTGAGACTGTGGTATTACTTCTTTGAGTAGCGTTTGTTCTATTGTCGAAGACCGGACGTCTGAGAAGTGCTTCCGAACAATGAGTCCCCGATTACCGGGATAATACTGATTGAGTAGATACCCCTTTTCACAACCGACACGGCTTTTCCCCGCACCAAACGACCCGCTCAGGAGGACTTGGTCTTTCGTTGATTCGATGAAAGACTTCTGTTGTGGAAGGGGTTCGAATATGTTCTGTTCGGTTACATCGTCTACAGACATTTTTATGAATTGTCAAGGCTGACTTCTGTTCCTTCTAACTCAGATTCAGCGTCAGGAAAGCCATCAGTATCGATACCACGGAATACACGTCCTGCAACACGAAGTTCACGGTGTTCAGACTCAATTTGTTCGGGCGCTTCGAGTCCGAGAAGGTCTTGAATCTGTTGAGCCGTAAGACGCCATTCTTTTAGAAGCGACTGTAGTTCTTTCGAGACGTCTGTGACTTCCTTGAAGAAATCAGGTACAGGCAAGTCGAACTCAATAGTACGGGTGTTATCTCCACCAACGCTCATACCATCTCTGTTCATGACAACGTCGCCCTCGACTTTGACGTTCTTATGTGACGTGACCTTGGCTTTCTTGACGTCTTTACGCTCATCGATTAGCTCTTCAAGCGTATCAAGTCGGTCTAACAGCTTCATTGCAATCCGCATACGGACTCTCGCTTGAGCATCAGCGAGTTGCTCTTCGACTTGGTCTGAAAGGTCCGAGTCGTACACATATGACTCAACCGTCTTTGGCTTTACGTTGAGGTACTCAGCAATGCGGTCTACTTCCCACGGCTCATCATCGATACCGTGGAATTTAGCGAGTGCTATTTGGACTCGCGTATCGCGCTGAAACTTCGGCTTTGACGAGTGTTCCGAAGATGAACTTGAGGTTTCCGAGTCAGACATCTACTGGTAAATAACATTGCCCCTTCTATAACAATTTGGTCTACGGGATTAGAAGAGTTATAACACAATGGAACCACATACGATTTGAGATGGAAGTCGAAGTATTACGGTCAACACCGGAACCCGAAAAGCTCGTTTGTCAAACCGCACGGAACGATTATATGCAATCATGGATTGGAGAGACGTCTTTTAGAGACGCCATGTCAGGTATCAACCC